ACCGATTGTTCCTGCTCCTGACGCGTCTTTAATTGGTCTGCCATAACTTGAGCGCTTTTCATTCTTTCTTGCGTTAGGTTATTCTCAGCATTTAACGCCACCTCAATGGCTCTGTCCTTCTGAGCCTCACTCACCTCAATCTGATTCTTCTGCTGCTCGCGCTGGAATTGAGCCTGCAACTCTGCTTGCTTCATCTGCATATCCAACTGGTCGCGCTGCGTTCTACGCTGTGTCTCAGCCATAGAAGCTTGCAACATAGCCTGAGAAGCTGGATCAGGCGGCATCTGCTGCTGCGGCGAGAACTGCTGCAACATCTGGATCATCTGCTGGCAAGCCTGTATCACGGGCATCATAACCTGCGTCTCAGATTTCACAGCCTCAGCAGACATAGCTATAACATGGTCAATCTTCTTGACATTCTTCTTGTCATCGCCGTCTTCAAAGCTGTACGTCATATTGCCGGAATGCGCTGCCATACGATCTCGATACCACAATGTCATATGCTGCTTGATATGCTCCAATGCACCCGGTATGAACTGCGGTCCCATCAGGATGTTGCCACCCAATACAGGGTCTAAGCCAAAGTCCATATGCGTCTGGATGTGCGCCAAATGATCTTGGCCAGGATAAGCAAAGGCATGGTGTCCTAGCGCCATAGCAGCGTTTTCTTCGGCGGCATCCATCTCCATAGGCTTAACAGAGTCAGGCATCAACTCAGGCACGTCAGGAACCTTTAGCTGCTTGAGCATACGGCTTACAACCGCTTTCATGTCAAACAACTGCGGATACTGTCCAGCCATCTGCATAACCGACTGCATCTGGGCAATACGCTGTGTCTCAGAGAATATATGGGGATCAGATACCGGCACAATGTCGCTGTTACGGTTGAAGTCTGAGCGCTCAATCTCTAGATCAGCAACCATATCGCCACGAACCTGATCATCTAGATACCATCTGTTGATACGCCCTACAATCATTAGGACTTTCTTCTGCGAGGCGTGTAAACGTGCGTGAATGGCTGAGAATACCGCCGCACCCTGCTCAATCAGAGCTTGGGTTGTGCCCACGGGCATATTCGATGATGCGTCAGCAATTTTCTCTTCCGCTGTGGTAACAACGCCCTTAGCCGAGTCTGTAAGCCATCCCAATAGCTGGAACAATACAGGTGAAGGAGGATTGAACGGCAATGGCATTGCGACCTTGCGAATGTCATCTACACCCGCAGCGCCTTCAATCTCTACGACCTGTGTTACATCAATGCTCTGACTCTGACCGCTGATCTTAGCGCCCTTGAGCTTCAGCATTGTGGCTGAGTTGTTTATGTGCGCCGTATCCAGAAGGGCACGAAGGGCACCAGTAAGAGCGGCAGAAAGACCTCCGATAAGATGAGGTAAACCAATAGCATATGCTCCCCTCCAAGGAATGAATTTAAATTCGACCATCCAATCAAGTTTGGTCATTGTCTCGTCGCCGTCTTCCCAGTTGCGGTACAACCCCAACACTTCCGATTCCATCTCGTCAATCATCAGGATGTAAGGAGCCATCTCACCCTTAGTTCTAGGATCATCCTCTAGCTCTAGCCATGTATAAACGTGATAGACGCGGCGTAATCCATCCTTGTTGTCTTGGTACTTGTTACCCTCAATCTTGTTGTTGGCCTTCTCAGAGTGCGACATAACAGGTTCCATAGTTGCATGGATGACGTTGATGTCTCTGTATAGGCCGCGCCTGATCCGCGCATCCATCTCGTATTCTGTGATGTCCTGTACTTCTGTTACCCGCTGGGCAGTGTAGAAGTTGGCAGCAGCAAACGGCAATATGATGTTATCAATAGGCACAAACTCAACGCAGGGACGCTTCTTCTGCTCGTCATACCATACCTTGAGGAACTGCGAGCCACCTAATGGCAACTGAGTCAGTAATTGCTCCTGCTCGTCGCGGAACTCTTCTATCTGCTCTGTAAGCTGCCAATTAACATAGTCACGCTTTCTTTCTGCAATCTCTTGCTTTTCTTCAGTCACTTGACCTAGAATCTTTGTACGGACAGGTCCGTCCGGTGGAAACAGTTCCTTAATCGCACGGGAAGCGAAATCCACACAAGCCTCGGCCATTACCGGATGCACTACCTTACTTGCACCCTCGAACTGAGCACCACCAGGTGCGTCATTACCTAAGCCAGTACGTCTTAATCCTTCCTCATACTTCTTGTCCCTGTCCTCACGGGCTTGCTTATCCTTCTCAATGAAGTCTAGATACTTGAGAGCGACTTTGTTTAGTTCCCATGAGTCCATACCATCGGCTAGGTTCTCATAGAAGTCAGCGTCTTCTTCAGGACCTTTATAGTCCATGTGGACAATAGCAGAACCATCAGGCTGCTCTTCAATGTCTAAGTCTTCATCGGGCAGAGTTACGTCTGCGCTGCCGTCTTCGTGTTCTAGGATGTCATCAGCCATAATTTACTCTTAAGGATTTACTGGCTCGTTGTTACGGCTCAGGATTTTAAGTTTATCTTCTTCACCAGGGAATACTACAAAGTTATGCGTACCCTGACTTTTGCCACGAGAACTTGCATCTAAATAACGGATGCCGGGGATGCCTTCTTTGGCAAGCATTGCAGAACCTTTTGCTGGGCTTACATTCACGCCCAGTAACTTAATTGCCTCTCCCATCGTCTTAACTTCACCTTCAAGCTCCGGCATTGAATATGGCGAATTGGCGTAATCAATAACGGCGCGAAGTTGCTTATTCTTTGTGCTTGCCAACGCCTTTTGCACTTCTGGGGGCTGTTGACTTAACGGCTTATCCCAATCAAGCATCTTATCTATCATCTCGTCGGGCAGATCAACTGTGTAGGAGTTTGATGAGTTTTTCTTAAAAGCCAGAATTTCTTTTTTAAGATTAGGTGGCAAATTAAAATCATTTGGATACATAAATGCTCGACCTGCGTCTCCAGAAGATTTATTGTTACCTGTTACGTCATATAATTGTTGCAATAATGATGGATTATTATTTTGCAACATTTCTTCTGCAAACATACTGTTAATAGGTTTCTTTATAGTTTCGGCGTATTTCTTAGCCACGACTGGATTCTCGGAAACATAAATCCCATGACCATAAGCTTGCGCTCCTTCGCCTGTTCCGATCTTACTTGCATCAAAAGCACTAAATACATGAGGGCTTCCGTGGTAAGCCGTCATCAATGGCATCATAGCCGTCATGCCATGCGCCAATTTGGCTCCTGTGGCAGCCGAACTGAATGGGTCTACCAGTCCTGCGCCTAGCTCTCCAACCATATGGCGCTCAGGGCTTACCATACCCATGCTTTCCATACCCGATCCGATAGACTCACTACCGCCGAATGGCTTCTCTGATCCCAATCCAAACTGTTTCAGCACCTCGTTGGTCATATCAACAGGCGCGCCTGCCAGTCCAGCAATCATGCCTCGATTAACAACATCCGTTCCATACTGCATAGGATTGGCTCTAGCCGCTTGATACTCACGCTCTAGCGCATCATTAGCCGCAACCGCGCCCGTTGGCACGCCAAACATCTCAGGGTCAAACAGCCCACCAGAATCATCTACTGACGGGCTTTCAGACTTTGGGGGTTGTGCGCCCTCAACATTACCACCCGCAGCCTTATGCAGCGCCATAATGATAGGCAACGCTCTGTGGCCGCCCAATGCCATCATATTCTGCTCTAGGCTGCCCGGCTGATGATATCCAATACTTCCCCCACTGGCATGACTAGGAACGTCTGCATAGCTTCCCTGAGCCGCTGTGGGTACGTTAGCTTGTGGTGCTACCAGTCCAGGCATATACATCTGCGCTAAGAATTGCATAAACTGCGTGGCCAGATCAGGTTTCTGAGGCATATGCGTATTGGTAGGGTCAGCGCCGTACATACTCGCTCTGAGTTCGTGAATCATGTCATGTGTGCCCGTGGGCAGACTTTTGGCAGTACCGCCCTCAGCTAGTAGCGCCATCTGCTTGGCAACATTAGACTCGTCGGCTTTCTTCCGCTCGTCCTCGTCCATTTCACCGAGTATTCGTTCTAGTTCGTCTGAGATGTTCATAACTATACCGCGTAAGGATTTGTTCGTTTGGGCGCCGCGTCATCTGCATACCACTCATCATCTTCTCTCGGCGGCGGGTTAATCTCCAGCCATCCCGTGTCTTTCAGAAACCGTAATGCCATACTCGTCGAGTCCACAAAGTCATCGTGGTTACTCTCAGGGAACGAACATAGCTGTGAGAGCATAGGCTCTACCCAGTCTCTTACATATCCTGATTTTACACTACTTTCTGGTAACCATACACGCCCAGCTGCAACAACAGTAGCCGCAATCTGTAAACGCTGCATCTTATCAGCCCGCCCAGGATTCCATCCCCTGACAGGCAGGTGGGCGCGTTGTAACTCTTGGATCAGAGATATACCCGCAGCCTTGTCCTCCACGAGGATCAAATCAGGGCGCTTCTGCTTCTTACCATCGCCATAGGAGTTTTGGTATTCCTCGATGACTTTAGGCTTGAGGTCAGGGAAGGTTAGCTTCTCTTGCCAGCAATCAATCAACAGCACAGCCATAGGACCGTCTAGCGGCTTGAAGCATCCCCAAGTAGTCGCTGCCGTAGGGTCGTTGTACTCTTTG